ACATCGAGCGCCTTCAGCGCCCCGCCCGTGCCGTAAATCTGGACGCTGCCGTTGAACGTGCAGGAGTTTCCACCGCCGATCCACGGGTTGACGACCAAACCGCCGTAAATCGTCAGCCCGTTGCCGTTCCATGCCCGTTGCTGGATCGTGTTGACGTACATGATCTCGCCGTAAAAACTGCCGCCGGTTATCGAGCCCGACGCGGTAAAGTCACTATTAACGGTTGTGGGACCGTTGAGCTGGATAGGGGCAGTTGATCCTGGGTAACAGACAATCCTGTTAGTGCCGCCGCTTTGATCGATGATGGCGAACGTGCCGTCCGCGTTGCAGCCAAAGCACCAGTCGCGTGTGCCGTTTACAACGGTATGGATGCGCGCGTACCGCCCGTTATCGACCAGCATCGTCAGGATGTCGCTGCCGCCCGCGCTGTAGAGCGTACCGCCAGTCAGCGGCAGGAACGCGCCGGTCGTGCCGATCTGCACCGACCCGAGGTCGTTGCCATCGACGTAGGAGTGGAGATGCGAGCCGTCCCAGCCGAATGCAAAGACGTGGCCTGGCGCGCGCGTATAGGTGATGCCATTGCCTCGGACGTTCAACGAGCCGGTGTCGGTCGAGGTATTGACGTAAAGGCTCTGCACGGTCAGGTTGCCGGTCATGCTGACCGCACCGTCGATGGTCAGGGTGCCCATGATGTGCAGATTGCCAGGGTTCGACAATGTGCCGCCGGTCAATGGCAAGAACAAGCCGCCGCCGGTCGCGGTGACGGCGTTGTTGACCGCAGTGTTGAAATGGCTGACGAACGCGTTGACATCGCCGTTATCGAGGCTGTCCAAGCCGGAAAGGTTGACCGTCCACTGGCCGACTGCCGCTGCGACAAAGGTCCCCTGTCGGATCGCCCGGTTGTTCTTGCTTGACGACGCGATCCCTGCGATGTTGCCAACCGCCGTGACGCCATCCACCTTGTAGGTGTCTAGCGGTTCCACGTTCGCATTCGCCGCCGTGGCGAACGGCACAAAGTCATTATTCGGCATCTATGTCTCCTTGGCGTTCTACCGTCACACCGGGAAGGGCGGCATTTCTTTGTCGGTCGGCGGCACCAGTTCTCCCCACGCCCCTTCGTCGTAGCCTTTGATCGCATCGCTTTCGACATCGAAGCCAAAATACGGCGCGCCCTCGACCGTCGAGAACCAATAGCCGTCGATATGCACCGCGCTGGGGCGCAAATCGAGCAGTCCGCTGGTCAGGATCGCCTTGTTGATGCGGTCCGGTGTGTGTCCAAGCACGACGACCGACATATGCATCAAGCCGTGATCGATTATACCGATTCTCGTGCCGGTGCCAGCAAACAACGTGTTGTAAATCTCGTACGCCATGGGGATCGTGCCGTCCCACCGGTTCGAACCAACCTTGGCCTTAAGGACTAGCCGGTATTGGTTGTCGTCCATCCGGTAAGTTTCGTACAGCGGCGCATAGGACGTATACCATATGCCGCTGTCCCAGCCGCGCTGCACGTCCATGTCCCAGCTGAAGTAGATTTCGAGCGGCAGATCGACATAGCGGCCCTGGCCGATCCATTCGCCGGTCGCATCAAGCTGGACCCCGACCGCCGTGTCCAAGTCGAACAGCAGCGGCATCGACAGCAGCCCGCCGATCTGGTCGGAATAGGTCTGCAACAGCGCCGTCAGCCACGCCATGAATTTGAGGCGCGGATTGTGTTCCGACGTGACAAGCGCAAGATAGGGGTCGGGCGGCAGATGACTAGTTGTCATGGCTGGATTACCACGCTGACGTGATCCATGTCGGTGACAAAGGCTTCGCGGAACCGGATAAAGATGTCTTCTTCGACCATGATGACTTGCGGCTGCCAAGAGCCGATCTCGAAGCCGTCCACCTTGGCGCTTTCGGCATCGAAGCCCATCCAAGGCTGGGCGATGCCTTGCTGGATATCGATGACGTTGTAGGTATTGCGCAACGCATCGAGATGCGTCTGGGTTTGCCCGGTGCCGTCTGTCGCGGCATCGCCTGACAAATTAGCCGGCGCGAACAGCCGGTTGTGATAGGACGGCTCGCCGACATCGAAGCTGTTGACGAACTGCACGACCGCTTGCCGGATGTAATCGTTCGTCGTCGAGGTAAAGGCGGTCAGCGGCTTGATCGTGACTTGCACGGTCAGCATGACGTTGATGAGCTGCCAGTACCAGATCGTGTTGGGGATGCCGTACTGGTCGAGAACCATTTCGGTGATATCACCGGTGGTTTCGCTGCCCGGTGTTTTCTTGAGCGCGATCATCTGGCAGATGTCGTCCACCTGCCCGCCTTGCACGACGATGGCAATCGAATGCGACGGCAGCAATGTGCCGACGAGATCGACCGGCATCGGGATGTCTTCAGGGTTTTCGTAGCCTTTGACGCGCGTCACATCGACGACCGACCAGACGCCGCCGACGATGCCGTCCAAGACGGACAGCGAGGGGATCGAAACCGATACCTGCTGGCGCCGCCGCAACTGCGCATCGTCCTCGACCGGCAATCCGGGCACGGCATCGTTCAGGTTGTTGTTGACGATCTGCCAGCCAAGCTGCGGGTTGTTGATCGTGTTGATCGTGCCGATGTCGGCGCGAATCGCCCCGGGTGTCTGGCAGACCGCCGTGACTTGGATTTCGCCGGTCGAGGGGACCACGACCTCGGGCGGCAACGACCACAAGAAATTATTGACGCTGTCTTTGGCTTCGCCGTTGACGATGCGCGTCCCGGCGATGCCGACGACCCGGACAATCGCGGAGCTTTGGCTTGGCAGCTTGCGCTGGATGCCGTTGATCTTGACGACGGAACTCAGCCCCGCCCCGACTGCCGTCGAAGGCGAATAGGCATTGTAGCACGCGATTGCCGCATCGTTGGTATCGGACAAAGCCTTGGCGAAGATTGCCAGCAACTGGCCGTCCTGACTATCGGCCTCGAGATAAACATCCGCGCCAAAGATCGTGCGATAGCTTTCTTGCAGCGATTGCAGGATTTCGGCGTAGGACGGTGCGGAGATGCCGTTCTCGTCAACCGTGGCGGATAGGAACGGCAGGGCGGGCGGGGCAGAGTCCGACATTTACGCGACCGGGTGCGACTCAGCGCCGTTGGGGCGCGTCAGCATGGCTTGCGGCTGTCCGGCATTCTGCGCCGCATTTTGCGCTTGCTGGCCCATCTTGGTGATGATGTTGGCGACGACCTCGTACGGAGCCTTGGCCAGAAGGCCAAGCACCGCGTTCCATTCCTGGGCTTCCAAGGTCACATTGATAGGCGTCGTCGGCGAGATGGGTTCCATCACGGGTTCTCCTTGCTACAGTTGTTGAGAGACGTGCGTCGGACGCACGATCCGGATTACATCCGAATTTAAGCCGGCCGGTCGGCGCTTAGCTGTTCGACCTTGGCCGCAAGCTCTTGCACCGCCTGCCACAATACGGCGGTCAGCGCGCTATAGGTGATCGTCTCCTGATCGCCGACTTTCCGGTAGCCGCCGAAATCTTCGCCAAGCGCATCGCGCACTTCGTCGGCGATAAAGCCGCGCTGGATGATGCTTGAATAAGGGCCTTCCTTAAAGCGGAACTTGGCCGGGTTTAGCCGTCGCAACTGATCGAGCGCGCCCTCGGGCGGACGCTCGATATCGGTCTTCATGTCACGCGCCGACACGGTGTTGAACCAGTACGCGGCGACCTGCGCCCAGGCATTGCCGCCGCCGAGACCGCAAGACTGCGCGTTGTCGGCGGTCGGCAGCACGCCGGCGAAGCGGACGGCGCTGTCGCAGCGGATGACGCCGCCGCCGTTGTATAGCTGAATGCCGTTGACATCGACCTGGTTGCCGCAATGCAACGTGTTGTCCGCCCGGATGTCGCCGTACGAGTGGAGATAATTGGCGTCGATGTTGCCGTAGGAGCGGATGTAGTTGCCGTAAAAGCCGTTGAGTGACAGGTTGTTGCTGTCATCGACGATGGCGATGTGGCCTTGGCGGCTGCGGTCGATCCAGACCTGGCAGCCGCCGCCCCAGGTGAAGGCAATGGCGTTGCTGCCAAAGTAAGTGATGCCGTTGTAGCCGATCGTGACTTGGCTGCCCGAGGCGAAGTAGCCAGCGTTCGTCGTCACACTGTCCGTCGTGATATTGTTCGAAGCCCAGATGTTGCCGTTGTACCCGAGCGTGACTGCGTTGTTGCCGGCGTAGTTCTGGACCAATACGGCCCCGTTGCCCGAGGGTGCCTTGATCGCCCAATTGGTGCCGTCGGCGTAGATGAACGGGCCGCCCGTCGTGTTGACCGAGCCGCCGCCATTATTGATGTAGAGGTAAGCGCCGCTCAGCCGCATCGAGCTGCGAACGAGAGTTAGCCCGACCCCGTCATAGTTGAGGTAGACATTGTTGTCGCTGCTGAGACTGAGCAGCGGGTGGGCCGTGCCTGATGTATCAACCCCGTAGTACCAATGGTTGTTCGGGATCACGACCTGCGTCGCCGACAGGCCGCCGGTGATGTTGAGGTTGCCGCTGCCGTCGAGCGACATCGTGACGCCCGTCGTAACCGTGCCGCGCGCCGTCGTCGCCCAGTTTAGCTGCGTCCCTTGCCCGGTGGCCGTCCAGTTTTCAGTTGTGGCACAATTGAACCATGCACGCGACCCTCCGCTCATGCCGCCAACGGCATATCCATCAAAAAAGACGCCGCCAACGTTTATGCCTGACGTAAGCGGGGTCGGGCTTGACAGAGTGCCGTTCACGCGAGCAAGCTCGATGTAGCCTTGTTGTCCGGCACCCAAGCAAACCACACTGGCATCGCCCCAGTTGCCAACCGTCCCGGTGGTATTGATGTTTGCCGTCGTGACGGGGTTGGTGCCTCTGCCAAGCAAGAAGGTACCTGTAAATGCCCATCCTGCCGGCAGGGCGGGCAGGGCGGGGACAGCTAGGTTCGTTGCCCCGGTGCCGCCACTGGCGACACCGAGCGGCGCGACCGGCAATGTCAACGTGCCGTCCTGGCCAAACGTCGCGACGGTGCGCGGCGTCACGCTGTTGTTCGGGGCCGTCGCAACGACGATGTTCGTGCCGCCGGCCGATGGCGACCACTGCTGGCTGGCGAAGGCCCCTAACGTCGCCGTACCTGACGACCACGTGCCGCCCTGCCAACCGTACCAAATGATCCTACCTAAGCAGTCATTCGCTTGCAGTGCAGTCGGCGACACCAGCGAATCGTGCGCCGCCGCCATGCCGAAATACGGAGTTCCTTGGCCACTGCCGATGCCACCGACGCAGTTGACGGAGGCATCATAAAAATTACCGACCCAGCTATTACCTGACATCGGCACGACGGTGGTTCCGGTGGTCGTCAAGAGCGCGTTCGTCAGCCCCAGCGTCGTCGCTGTCGGCCCCGCCGGTATCGGCAGTGAGGTCGCGTTGGTGCCGCCTTGCGCAACGGTTATCGGGAATACAACACCGCCGCCGCCGCCACCCGTGCCGACATTCGCCAAAACAAACGCAGTCGTCGCGAGTTGCGTCGTGCTCGTGCCGGGCAACGCCGTCGGCGCGGTCGGGGTGCCGGTAAAGGCTGGCGAGTTCAACGGCGCAAGACCGGCGCCGCCTGCGGCGCCTGTTACGACATCGTCGATATATTGCTTGGTCGCCGCTTGGTCGGGCAAAGTGGGGTCGCCGGCCAGAACCAGCGGTCCGGTCATTGTTGCACCGGTAAGCTGGACATAGCGCAGATCAGCTTGTGTCGGCGTCATGGCCGACGACTGCACGACTTGCCAACCCGAGGCCGTCGTGAAGTGCAAGCTGTCGCCGTTATAGATCATCGTGCCAATCGTCAGCGGCGGCAGCGAGACGGTCAGGGCTTCCGCGACGACCGGGTCAGCCGTGACCGCTACCCAAGCGTAGCCGTCCAACGCGACGCTGGTAGACAGCGGCGGCGTATCCGCCGCGACCTGATAAGTGCCGCGATACAACGTCTGCGCCGCGACCGTGTTATCGACATAGTTCTTCGTCGCGGCATCGACGGCGTTGGCCGGGTCGCCGCTTAGCTGCAACCGCCCGGTCAGTGTGCCGCCGGTCAAGGACAGCCACGGCCCGCCTACCGTGCGACTTTGCAGGTCGGTGATCTCGGTGCTGGCGATAGAGAAGTTATCGCGCACCGATTGCGTCGTCGGATTGCCGAATACCGGCTTGGTAATGTCGATAAGGCTTGTCATCGGTAAACGTCTCTCCCGTCCCACCACGTAGCGTTGTTATCCCACCACGAGTCGCCGCTATCCCACACAGAATGAACCCAAGACGGTTGCAGACCTGGGCTGAGAGGAGCCAAGACGCTGCCGATGCCGTAGATCGTGTTGATCGTCATCTGCACGCTGAAGTTCCGGCCATTTGGCTCGAACTGCGAATCGTAATTCGCGATGTTCGACAAGCCTTGTGTTGCCAGAGTCCGCATCTTGATCGCGACATCGCGGGTCAACTGCGTGTGCGCGCCAAGGATTTGGCCTTGCTGCACGACCAGCGAATTAAGCGGAAAGCCGCCCCACGGGGTGCCTTCGGTGATGTCCAGGAACCATTCGCCGCGAAACAGCATAAGGCGCGTCAGGACGGCTTGGCCAACCGCTTCCGGAGCGTTATACCAGAAGTCGGCGGAGCCGTGCCCGGCGACCATGTCGCCGTTATCGTCTAGTTTGCGGTAACGCATCAGTCTTCTTTGGGCCCGCCTTGCGCGTGAGCAGGCGGGGTGCCGGTCACGCCAAGCTGCCGGAGTTCTTTGTTAATCTCGTTGTAGCGCTGTGTGAGGTTGGCATGACAAGCCGCGATCAAATTCTGCCCAGGATCGGTCGTCGTAATCGTGACGGGCATCGCCGGCATCGCGGGTGACGACGGAAAAGGTTGCCCCGCTGTCGGCTGGATCTGGACTGGAACCGCCGCGACGGTGAATGATGGCACGGTGCCGTTGTAGTCTTCGAGTATGGTTAGCGCCTGCTGGATTTGCTGCTGCTCCGCGTAGAGCGCCTGGATTTGCGCCTGGTCGTCGTAGCTGCTCATGCGCGCCCCCGCAATTCGCGGACCTCGGCCGCGAGTTCCTGCACAGCCTTCCACAAAACGGCGGCCAATTCGTGATAAGCGATGCCCTCGCGGCCATGTTCGTCACGGTCATAGCCACCGAAGTCCTCGCCCAGCACGCTCGCCACCTCGTCGGCGATGAAGCCGCTGTGCAATTTGGGCCTGATCCGCAGGACTTGCGGGTGCATCGGCATATCGTCGGGCAAGTTGTCGATCACTTCTTTCCAGTGAAAGACGCGCGGCGACAACGCGAGAACCTTATCGAGCGCGCCATGCTCTATCGTGGCGATGTCCTGTTTTTCGGAACGGCTGGACGGATTATTGAACCAGTACGCGGCCATCTGTGCGTAAGCGTTGCCCGAGAGCCCCCAACTCACGCTATTGTTGGAATTGGCGATACCGCCGTTGTTCAGGTGCACTTTCGGTGAATACAAATATCCGCTGTTAGCCTGGATATAATAAGACGTATCACCGCTGTAGTAGAGTGTTCCGCCGTTAATTATGCAGTTGCCGCCTGTGAATATGTTACCACCGCTGTTCTGCCAGTACGGGCCGCCCGTGCCACCGCATCTCAGAACGCCCTGCGCCGCGATGTCGCCGCCGCTACCAAATGAACTGTTGCTCCAGAACCAGCCGTTATTGTTGACGCTCTGACAACCGTTTACCCAGAGATACCCCCCTGTCGCGATGCTGTGAGTGCTGTAGATCTCGCCTGTCGCGCTTGCGGCGCCGGAAACAGTTACGTTGCCGGAAACAGTTACGGACTGCGCCATCGCCACGTTGCCCCCCATCGTCATGTTGCCATTGGACAGGTTAAAATAAAACGGGCGCAGGCTGTTCCAGCCGCCAAGGGCGTCGTTTTGATTGGATATCAAGAAGTAAAAATTCGTCCCGTCCTGGTAGAAGAACGTACCGTAACCGCCATACGTCATCCGTATTCCGATCGAGTTTGAGCTGCGAAGTTCGCTGGTACAAGTTGTTATACTGTTGAGTTGCGTTATGTTATTGACGGTGAGCGCCCGGTCAACGATGACGTTGTCCCACAGATGCACCAACCGGTTCGAGATGGTTGTTCCTGCGCCGACAATGCCGAGCGCGCCGCTGTCATACCCGCGATAATCTATCGACCCCGAGGCGGGGTCGTCGCCGCTGTTTATGGCAAGCCGCCAGTGTTTTGGCGCAAAATTGGCAATGGTCGTGCTCTGAACATCTGCCGTTTGCAACGCCGCGACGCTCTGTACCGTTAGAGGTCCGGTGAGCGTTCCGCCGGTTAGAAGCAGATACAGCGATAGCGAGCCTTGCGAATTGAGCGCGGTCCACTTCTCGCTGTCCCAGAGCCATTGCTGCGGCGAGCTTACATAGATTTGATTTGGCGTCGGGTTGTTAGGAAAGTTTACAGTCACTCGCTAGACCTCTCGAGGAGTAGTGGGTACGGCAGCGGCTCGTTACCTTCGGCGAGCCACTCTTGATATTCGATCCAGTGCCGGTTGTCGGGATCGTTGGGAATCCATTCATATTGATCGCTGACAACGCCGTCGAACGCCGCGCCGCCCATCGCGTCATCGACTGGCGGAAGATAATAAGTCGTCATAGCCGCGCGTCCGCCGTCCAATGCACATAAGCATTATAGCCGCCGGCTCCGGTGACGGTGCCGTACCAGCCAAAGCTGTTTGTGCCAATTACGTTAATATTACACGCTATGTCACCGCCGCTTTGAATCTCATATATTTTTCCTACCGCGCCGGTGTTTTTGGAATAGGCGGTTATCGTCGGAACCGCGCGTTTTGAAACCTTGAACGTCGTGTTTTTACCGAACCCAGCCCCGGTTAACGTGATACTACCGCTGTTAAGATACAGAAATTCAGAACCCTGATCGGTTGCCGTTCCTATCGCCGTTCCTTGTAGGTAGCTTTTTTCATAGTATCGTTGACACCGCGCCAGCGTTTCGCTGTTTGACTCTCGTAGCATGGGCGTCGCGATGCTGCCGATCTCGAGCTTGTGCGGTCCGAGCCACCAACGGTGAGCGCCGGCGCCAAAGCCGGGATTAGTGTTTCCCGATCCCTGCACGTAATTATTCGTTACCCAAGTGTTCGATGCCGGCGCGGTATAGGTCGAGCCCGAGCCGGCGGAGATGTCGATTTCCACTCCTACTGAGTTTAAGAATTGTATGCCGTTCCACAAAGTGTTCGTGTCGGGCGGGATTGTGAACATGTAGAGGTGATATACGCTGTCTCCCGGTACGGCGAAGTCGATAAAATAGCTGCGGTAAGTGCCACCGCTATTACCGCGAAAACCGAGCGAGTAGGTACCAGCCGTATCGGTCGCAAACCAGAAGCTAATAGTAAGCTGCAACGCGAGCGCGGTTCCCCAGAGCGCGTCCGCCATAATGCTTCCCTCTAGATACCAATCGAAAATTTGGATCCAATCGCCTACGGCCGGTCCGCCAGCGGTCATTGTCATGGTTGTAGCCACGACATAGGGAAAGCCGGCGGCAGCGCCCGCCTGTATGCGTTGTGCGTTTCCGCTGCTAAGGCGTGACGTAAAAGCGCCGCTTTTCACGCCGTCAGCGATATACAGCGCAGACCCGCTCGTGAGAACGACCGGGGCGCCCTCATATTGCTGATCAAACCACAAAAACCCATTGTGGAACTTGTTGGGGTTGATACCGGCTCCGGACGGGCCCTGCGGTCCGGTTGCGCCGGTCGCTCCGGTTGCGCCGGTTGCGCCCTGAGGTCCGGCCAAACCGGAATTGCCGATGACCCACTGTGAACTATCGACATCCGTCATATAGACGTAGAGTTGCCCCTGACCGTCTGCGCTGTCCCACCAAAGATTGCCGGGAACAGGAGTGGCAGGCGCAGTATTCGAGATCGTGACAGAGGCAGCGGGCCGTGTCGCCGCCGTGTTGACCCACTTCGAGCCGTCCCAGCGCCAGACCGTGCTGCCGGATGTGAAGAGCTGCCCGTTGGTCGGTGCGTCGGGGAAGTTGATCATCGAGCTTCCAGCGTTTCGAGTCGCGCGTTCGCCTGGATTGCCGCGATGAGGCTGACGGAAACGCGGTAGGGCGCTTCACCCAGCAGGGTTAAAACCCGGTTCCACTGTTCGACGGGGAGGGAAACAGCGATTTCGATTGGCCCGCTCATGGCGTGCCCACCGGCATGGCGGCTCGCACCGCATCGAGTTGCGCTTTTAGTTCCTTGACCGCGTTGACCAGCGCAAACAAAACGGGGGTTGAATCGAACGTCCGATATTCCTGACCCGGCTCGTCCACCTCGTCATCGCTCAATGCCGGGCGTGCGCCGAGAACAGCGCGGCCTACTGCCTCGGGCATTACAAGCTCAACGTCATCGGCGACAAGTCCGTGGAATGTCTGATCGGTCGGCAGCCCGGCCGTGCCGTTGTACTGATAGGTGACGGGTTGCAATTGCGTGATCGCGTCAAGCCCGGTTGTGTACGCCACGATGCTGTCGCGGACTTTGAGCTGCATGTCGGAGGGCGCGACCCAGGAGCCGCCGCCGGCCTTTGTCGCGGTGCCGCCGGTGATTGTGAGATTGCCGCTATTGTCGATTATAAGGTTCGTTACGGTGTTAGCGGCGTTAATAATACGCAGTATGCCTGTCCCGGCGGGCCAAATATACGAGTCGGCTACAAAAGCCGTAGTAAGCTTCAAAAGACCGTTTCCGCCGTAAAAATTGCCAGCTGCTGTAATATCGCCCGCCGCGTTGATCGTGCCGGGACCGAGATCGCCGCCGGTTGGCGCGCCGATTTGGACACCCCGTTGCACGATCACGGCATTTCTCGCAGTAGTCGTGCCCGCGTCGATAGTCGTAATTATAAATTGTGATCCACAAGCGGCGTCGGACCAGTTCTCCAAAGCAAAGCAGCCTACGGCGCCGCCATACTGGTATGCGGTTGCGCCGCGCGCGTTGATTGCCCACTGTCCTAGAATATCGCCAAGCTGAACCGCAGTCGGAGCTGCTGCCGTGCCGCGTGCCCTGCGGGTGGTAAGAAAAGGAGTTACTGCGGTGCCAAATGTATCAACCAATATTGAGGCATGACTATTATCAGCGGCGGCTACATGCAGTTGCGCTGTAGGGTTTACCGGCGGAGTCGCTGTATTAAAATTGACGATCAGCTTGCCGGTCATCGTGTCGCCGCTGAGATGCACGGCTCCGAGATTGGTCAATGCAGCGGGTGCCGTCGCCGCACCGGTGCCACCCTGAGTGATTGCTAGCGGGGTGGCGAGCGGAGCGGACGCGGCGACCCACTTCGCCGTATCCCAGGTCCAGACGGTGTTTCCGGACGTGAACTGTTGGTTGGCGGTCGGTGCGTCAGGGAAGTTGATCATCGAGTTCCCGCGTCGAGGATGGCCTCGATGGTTTGCTCTGCGCTTGTGTAGGTAAGTTGCATGTCAGAGGTCCGCCGATGCTGTAAAAGAGACGTTGACTGTGGTTGTGCCAGTCGCCGTAGCGCCTCCCCACATCGCAACGGCTTCTGGCGACAGAACAGACCAGGCCGGTGCTCCAGTAACATTGGCGCTGCTGTTTGCCGTTATCACGATGGTGGGATTGGAGCGCATTGTGACCGGAAAATAAGCCGCGCCATTGACATTATTCCCGGCGACCTGATAGCTACCAAAGAAGGCTGATGCTGTACAATAAAACCGCTGGCAACGCCGCAGATCATCAGCCGGATCGGGCTTTTCCAACGGCGTAACGCTGCCGATCTCTAGCTGCACGCCCCAGATCGCAATACCGCCTGACTGAATACCGACATTGCCCGACCGCACCGCATAGTTAGCGCCCGCAGAATACCAAATACTCATTTGCGTCATGTCGTTGCCGTTCGTGCCAAGCGTCTTGCCGTTCACGCTTGGGACGGCAAACGTCATGCTGTAGCGTGCATATGTCGTTGTTGCGGTGATACTCTGACCAATACCTGATACGGATGCTGACGGGCTGCCGCCGGAGCCAAAACTCTGATCAATCGATACTCCGATCTTGAGAGATCCCGCATTCGTCGCCGCCCAGAAGCTGACGGTGACAGTTTTACCCGCCAACCGCTGTACCTTCTCCATGTTCTGCTGCACGATTACAAGATTAGCCGCACCAGATGCGCCCGTAAAAGTCGTATATAGAGCATATTGAGCGGCTTCGTCACCGCCAATTCCCGCAGCCACACCCGTACTATTAATGACCGTGTTTATCGTGTCGCCCGAGCCAATCCACTGTTGCCAACGATCAGCGCTAAAAGCACCGCTCGTTGTGAACGGCCCCGCGCCCCGCTGCTGCACATTGAAAAGCGAGTTGTGCACCAGGTTGCGCCCGACATTGTTGATCGCTCCACTAGGCGCAGCGCCGAGATTGGTTAATGCAGCAAGTGCCGTCGCCGCACCGGTGCCGCCGTTCACCACGCTGACCGGCAGCGGCATCGGCGCGGATGGGTTCGCCATCGGAACCCACTGAGTGCTCGTCCCGTCGTTGAACCAAATGTACGTCTGACCACCGACCGAGTCGAACCAAGTCTGCCCTACAGTCGGGCTGGCGGGCGGCGTGTCGCTGATCGCGACGATGCCGCTCGTCGTCGGCTGCGTCGGCGAGTAGAGCCACTTCGCGCCGTCGTACTGCCAGCGCGTGCCAGCGGACGTAAAGATCGTGCCGTTGGTCGGGCTGTCGGGGAAGTTAATCACGCGCCTTCTCCATCGCAGCGAGGCGCGCGCGCAACGCCTTCATCTCATTGAGGAGCAACGGCACGAACTTGGAATAGTCGGTCATCCATCGGTCATTCTGCTCATCATGAAAGACCGCTTCGGGAAAGACTTTGGCAGTTTCCTGCGCGATAACGCCATGCCCGCGCGCCTCATCGCACCACTCGTTCTGCTTCCAACGGAAATCGTAAACGTCGATTGCGTCGAGGATCGACCCCGCATCAAAGGCGCGCAGGTCTTCTTTCAGGCGGCGGTCGGAGGTTGTGTTGAAAGCGGTCGAGTTGCCGTTGGCGACGGTGATCGAACCGCTGAGGTTAGCGCTACCCTGGTAAAACTGGACAACGTAACCGTTACCCGTGTTGCGGTTGAGATAGAGAACCGGGGGGCCGCCGTTATTCTCGATGATGCACCCGTTTGTCGTATAATGTGACATGCTCGCGCCGTTCGTCAACGTGCCGGCACCGGTTCCATTCGGACACGCGAAGCGGTCCATATTGAGAATGCCTTGCGTGGTGATTGCGCCCGACGCGGTTATGGTGGTGCCGACGGTTAGAGCCGCATCGACCGTGACGTTGTCCCACAAGTGGACCTTGCGGCTGGGGGTGGCACCCGCGCCAACGATGCCGAGCGCGGTGGCGTCATTGGCGCGATAGTCAATCGCCCCGGCAGCGACATCGTCACCGCTGTTTACAGCGAACCGCCAGCGTCTCGCCACAAAATTAGCAACGGTCGTGCTCTGAACATCTGCCGTTTGAACAGTGGCAACACCCGCAACAGTGATCCCGCCCGCCGCGTTGATCGTACCCGGCCCGAGATCGCCGCCGGCTGGCGCGTTACCGCTAGCATCGGCAATCATCAAGCCGCGCCACAGATACATTCGTGGAACGCTCGTTGTCGTGCCGCTTGTTACCGTCGCAAAGGTGATCGAGCCGCCTTGTGCCGCGTCGGTCCAGTTCTCGGTCGCCGATCCCCTGATCTGCCACGACGGCCCTGCTGCATAGCCGCTCGCGCCGCGCCCATACCCTTCGATAGCTCCGAGAAGGTTACTGACTTGTGTTGCGGTTGATGCTGCCGCCGTGCCGTTGGCTTGGCGAAACGTTAAGAGCGGCGTGCCGCCGCCCCATGCATCAATCAAAAGATCGGTACTTTGTGTATCCGCCGCCCCGAGACGCGCGAGAGCGATGCGGCCAGTTGGCGGCGCAGGCAATGCCGCCGCGTTGGCGTTGATCGTGATCGGCCCGGTCACAGTGAATATCTGCGCGAGCGATAACGTCGCCGGTGCTGTGGCGATGTTAAGTGTCAGCCCCGCACCGATCTGCGGCCCCGCGACGGCGGGCGGGCTGGTCAGCGGCACCCACTGTTGGCTCGTGCCATCGTCAAACCAGAGGTACGTCTGCGCCCCGATACTGTCGAACCAAGTCTGCCCGACATTCGGCGAAGGCGGCGCGGTGTCGCTGATCGCGATGCTTGTACCGCTACCGGCACCACCGGCCACGCTCGTCAGCGGCACCCACTGTATACTCGTGCCATCGTTGAACCAGAGGTACGTCTGAGCACCAATCGAGTCAAACCATGTCTGACCGATAGTCGGGCTCGATGGCGCAACATCGCCAATCGATACAAGCCCTGTCGCGGCGGGAGTTGCCGGCGCCCACTGCGTACCAGACCATTGCAAGACTTGGTTGCTTGTCGGCGCGGTCGTTGCTACGGCACGGCCTTGCAACGCCGTCACGGTGCTAGCAATCGCGGTCGCGCCCGACCCCGTGACATCGCCGGACAAGGTGATCGTCTGATTGCCGGTCAGGTAGTTCTGGTTGGTCGCCGCCGTGATCAGCCCTTTACCATTGACGGTGATCCCTTGAAATGTGCCGATGTTCGCGTTGACGGTCGCCAGCGTTAAGGGGATCGCCGTCGTGCCCGAGCCGCTGGCGTCGCCCGAGATCGTGATCGTCTGGTTACCGGTGATGTACCCTAACATCGTCTGAATTTGCGCCGTTGTCAGATCGAGCGGCGCAGCGGCTAGCCCAGTATTGTTGCCCTTGAGCGTGTTAGCGTTCATGTTCGCCAACATCGCGTTGGCGACGCCTGCCGTCGCCACACCCACTGTACCGGTGCCGGTGATCGGGTTCGGTGTCAGCGTGATCCCAGCGGCTTGCGTGATCTGTGTGACTGTGCCAGTGCTGTAACCCTGCGCCTTAACAAAGGCGGTCGTCGCCAACGACGTATCGTTGTCGGCGGTCGGCGGCGTCGGGGCGCGCGGGTCGCCGGTAAAGACCGGCGATGCCAACGGCGCAGCGCCAAGGTTCGTTATGGCAGTCGCCGCGTCGGTCGCGCCAGTTCCGCCAGAACTGATCGTTACCGGAATAGTCAACGACAGCGTGACATCGCCACCAGTGCCGCCGCCCGAGAGACCGCTGCCTGCGATGACGCTCGTAATATCGGCGACCGATCCGGCAGGCGGTGTCGCGACGACCCACTTCGAGCCGTCCCACTGCCAGCCTTGATAGACGGTTCCGTTGCTCGGGCTTGAGGGAAAGTCTAATGGCATTTAGCGTCAACTCGTGTTGATCGTCACGCTGGTCTGTTGGCCAAGCACCGCGACGACGCCTTGCTGATACAGTACCTCGCGGACCACGCTTGCAAAGGTCGCGGCGGTCGGTGTCGTCAGCAGTGTCTCCATGATGACGCCACCAACCCTCGCTGCCGGAACGGTCGTCAGCAACGTCTCGCGTATAATCCCGGCGTTGTTGGCGTCGGTCACGATTCAATGCGCAGACCGATCTGCGCCGCATTGACAGCGGTCAGTGTCCAGGCCGCGCTGGTTGCGGGGTCAGTCGGGTAAAGGCTGGTCAGCCACGCATAGGACGTGCCAGGCGCGAGACTGCCGCCAGAGCCTGCGCTATCGGCCGCGCCTGATTTGAGCCGCACGCTGACCGTCTTGGCACCTGCGTCGGATTTTGCGACGTTTGCTTTGACTGCAACCGCATAGATCGACGTGGCGGGCGCGGACAGGTTCGGCACGGCGTAGAGATCCTCTTGCCCGACAACGCTGTCATAGACGTAGCTATAGTTGCCCTGCGGCGGGCTGGTCAGTGAATAGAAATTAACCGGGCTCGCCAACGTAATAACCCCGGCAACATTAACAAAATCAGTAGTGGAACCACCTGGGAATGTTGCTGGTGCGCCCGAAGTAAATGTTGCACCAACCTTGCGGGTGAAGCTGTCGCTAACCCGGTCAAAACAACCGATGCCGTTGGCTGGCAAAGCGTCCCACATATACCCCAGCCAATACTGCGTCCCAGCAGTCAGCGCCTGCGATGTCGTCAGTGGCAGCCGTATAACCGTGCCAGCCGTCATTCCGACAGCCGTAGATCCGCTGCTAATCAGCGTGTTCGGCAACCCGGCGCTATCTGTATAGACCACCGGGCGCAGATTGATAGACGCTCCAGTCGCTGCGGGAATTACTATGATCGCGCTTAATGTACAGTTTCGGGTTGGCGTCAAAGGCCGCGCCACCATTGTGTTGTCGCCCAAGACGCCGCCGGGTGCTGTTCGGCCATAAATGCTGCCAAGCGTCGCTGCGCCGACAGCAAATTGCACCGCCCCATCACTGCTGGGAAGCGATGTCTCGATACGCGGGCTGGTCAGCAGGACAGCGTTGTTGGTCGTGCCGGTCGTGTCGAACAAGTAAAGGTCGTCAACGGTAAACACATTAGCCCCACCATTGTTAAGACCAACTCCGTTTGCCGTGTTGTTGACTGTTCCGGTCGTATCGCCGGAACCCGACAGGATCGACACACCATCGAGCCAAATCTGGTAAGAGCCGGTATTTGAAAACGTAATGTCCCATTCAAGATAATGCGTGCTGCTGGCGGCGACGCTCGCGGTCGATGTGCCAAGGACGGTTCCGGTTATGCTGCCATTACGAACTGATATCGTGCCGGCGGTGTTAATCGAAATCGACGCCTGACTGCTGCCAGCGTCGGTAAAAAGCACGCCCGCTGTCGATGTAACAAGGCTGCTGGAAAAGCGCATCCCGCCGATTAACCGCGAATAACTCGCCGCCAGCGTCTTGACGACACTACCCGTTAATACCCAGTTGACGGCCTGCCCCGTCGCGCTCAGCGGCGCAACAATTGACGCGCCGCTCGCTGTCGTCCATTCCTGCAACAAAAGCGCAGCGGTCGCCGTCGTGTTGCTGTTCACAGGGCCGTACTTGTCGAACCCGTCCATGAAGAGAAGCGCCATATCAGGTCTCGTAGCCGACCAGAGTCGCGTAGAAATTCGCGAAGGTCGTGTCCGGTGTGGTCGGTGCGACCAGGCGTAGAATGTCGCCGACGGCGAAGGCCACTGCCGCACCGCCTGTTGTCGCAAACGTTGGCGTGATCGTGCCCGCCGCAAATGTGATCGTGCCGATGCTGGCAAATGTCGTCGGAGACGCCGCCAACGCGCGGTCCACAGAAATCACGGTGCTCGCAGTCGCATTGGTCGTGCCGCCGGCTTCAGCCGCGTGGCCAAGATACGCCGCGAAATTTGCGCCAAACGTGATCGCCTTGGAGAATTTATGCAGCCCGAGCAATTGCGATGTACCAAGCACGCCAGCGGTAAACGAAAACCCGAGATTGTAGCGCGGGCGGTGGTTGACCCAGTTCGTGCCGTCGTAGCGCAGCTCGTCATAGACAGCCCCTGAAACGATATTGGTCGGTAAGCCTGGCGGTCCTGTTGGGCCTGCGGGGCCAATAGGGCCAGTAGATCCAGCAGATCCCGTTGGGCCAGCAGGGCCAGTAGATCCAGCAGGCCCAGCAGGACCGGGCGTCGAGACGGCAATGACCCACTGCGCCGAAGTCCCGTCGTCGTACCAGACGTAAAGCTGGCCATCGGTGCTCGACCACCAGCCCTCGCCTTGAATTGGCGAGGGAGGTGCGACGCTGTTGACGACGATGCCTGCCGAGGTGCCGGGTTGCCAACTGGACGCGGCAGTGGACCACATCAGCACCTGGCCGTTGGTTGGCGCGGTGTTCGACACGTTGCGGCCTTGCAGCCGCAGCACGGTAGAAGGGATCGACGAGGTGCCGGAACCCGAGACATCGCCAGACAGCGTGATCGTCTGATTAGCGGTCAGGTAGTTCTGCGTTTTTACAAATGCGGTCGTCGCGAGGTTCGTCGAGTTGTCCGCCGTCGCGACTGTGATCCCGGTCGCCGCACTTAACGTCGTCGCGCCGTTGACCGCCAATGTCCCGGTGATCGCCAAGTTGCCGCTGATCGTCCCTCCTGTTAGCGGCAGGTAGGCGACCGGCGAGACGCCGGCCCATTTAACGCCGTCCCACAACCAAGCGGCATCGCCGGGCGGGGTCGGCGTAAAGACCGCGCCGCTGGCTGGACTATCGGGAAAGTTCAGCATAGGCGGTTTTCAGGGTCTGCACTTCGGCTGTCAGGTCGCGTACCACTTGCCAAAGGTCCGACACGTCGCCTGGGCTGGTCGTCCCACCCCGCGCGCCTGGGCCCATCATTCCCGCCAAATTGTTGGCGACGACCCATTGCCGAGAGCCGCTGGCATCTTCAAACCAAAGGTAAAGCTGACCTGCGACCGAGTCCCACCATCCGTCTGCGACCTGCGGGTTTGTCGGCGGCACGTCGGAGATCGTGATCTTGCTGCCGCCGGTATTACCGGGCTGCCATCGGTTATTCAGCGCCGACCAGAGTAACGCTTGCCCATCGGTCGGCGCTGTGTTCGCGACGCTGCGGCCTTGCAGGCCGATGACTTGCAGTTGGACGGCAGTCGTGCCGATACCGCTGGCATCGCCAGAAAACGATATCGTCTGATTTCCGGTGAGATAGTTCTTG